ACCTTATCCTTGGAAAGGATTGAATGATAAGCTCTATGGTATGAGACAAGGCGAGTTAGTAACTTTAACAGGTGGTACAGGGCTAGGTAAGTCTAGTGTAACCAGAGAGTTAGAGCATTGGCTTGTTAAAAATACAGAAGATAACGTAGGTATCATAGCTCTTGAGGAAGATTGGCGTAGAACTGTAGATGGAATACTGTCTATTGAAGCTAACGCTAGGCTGTATGTAGACCAAGAGAGAGATAAGTTTAGTGAAGATACTTTGATTGATATGTACAAGACAATGTTTGATGAAGATAAAGTATTTATTCATGCTCACTTTGGTACTAATGAAATTGATGACATCTTTGCAAAGCTTAGATATCTTATCGTTGGTTGTGATTGCAAGTGGGTAATCGTAGACCATCTTCATATGCTTGTCAGTCAGATAGCAGAAGGAGATGAGCGTAGAGCTATTGATAATATTATGACCAGGCTTCGCAGCTTAGTAGAAGAAACGGGGGCCGGGCTTATACTCGTCTCTCATCTAAGGCGTGTTGATGGCAACAAAGGACACGAGAATGGAGTTGAAGTTAGTCTCTCTCACCTTCGTGGTTCTAATAGTATAGGCCAGTTATCTGATTGTGTTATAGCTTTAGAAAGAAACCAACAAGCTGATGATGATTTAGAATCTAGGACCACGAAACTTCGTGTGCTTAAATCTAGGTATACAGGAGACGTTGGGTTAGCTACTTCTTTAGTGTATGATACAGACTCTGGTCGTTTAACTGAGTATACAGATGCTGAATTAATGCATGAAGATACAGAAACTTTAATGCCTTTTTAGGATGGACATATGGAATTAGTATTTGATATAGAAACAAACGGACTACTGTTTGATTCTAAACAAAAGGTTTATGATACAGACCTTAAGAAAAATGTAGAGGTTAAGATACCTGCTGCGACAGAAATTTGGTGCATCGTTGCGATTGACCAAGACGATAATGTTTATTCCTTTGACCCCGGAGAGATAGACAAAGGCATTGAGTTTCTGTCTAAGGCGGATAAACTTATAGGACATAATATTATAGGCTTTGATATACCTGTTATTAAAAAACTTTCGGGGGTGGATTTATCTGCGTGTGCAGAAGTCATTGATACTTTGACCCTGTCAAGACTCTTCCACCCAACGAGAGAGGGAGGGCATAGCTTAGAAAAGTGGGGTTGGTTTTTAAAATGTGCGAAAGGAGAACAACCTAAGTTCGATTCTTTTAGTAAAGAAATGTTAACCTATTGCATTCAAGATGTAAGAGTAAACAAAAAAGTATTAGAACATCTAAGAAAAGAAAGCCCTGGATTTTCTAAAGAGTGTGTTAACTTAGAACACAAGACCTCTCAAATTTTACAGCAACAAACTGACAACGGATTTCTTTTTGACGAACAAGCAGCTATGTTTCTTTTAAGTTCTTTAAATAAAAGAAAAGCTGAAGTTGAGAAAGAAGTACATGAAACATTTAAACCTAAATGGGTAGACATAAAACAAGTTGTTCCTAAGTTTAAAAAAGATGGGGCTTTATCTAAGTCTGGTCTAAGTTCATACGAATACGCAGACCTAACAAAGACAGGCAACATGACACCCTTCATGCGTAAAGAATTAAAAGAATTTAATTTAGGTTCTCGACAACAGATAGGAGAATACTTAAAAGATTTTGGTTGGAAACCCAATAGGTTTACAGCAACTGGTCAAGCTATTGTTGATGAAGGAACTCTTAAGAAAATTAAACACATACCAGAAGCTCAACTTATAGCAGAGTTTTTACTCTTACAAAAAAGAGCAGCTCAAGTTGAATCGTGGATAGATGCTGCTGCTAAAGACAACCGAGTACATGGCTCTGTTTTATCTACTGGTGCTATTACAGGCCGGATGGCTCATAGAAATCCAAACATGGCTCAAGTTCCCGCAGTCTATAGTCCCTTTGGTAAAGAGTGTAGGTCTTGTTGGATAGTACCTGTTGGGTACAAACTTGTGGGTGTAGATGCAAGTCAATTAGAATTAAGAATGTTGGCACACTACATGGCTGACGAGGAGTATATAAATGAAATCCTTACTGGAGACATTCACACAGTTAACCAAAACCTTGCTGGGCTTAAATCAAGAGACCAGGCAAAAACTTTTATCTATGCACTTATATACGGAGCAGGAGATGAAAAAATTGGAAGCGTTGTTGGTGGAAATAGAGAGGAAGGTCGAAGATTGCGAGAACGTTTTCTTAGTGGTAACCCATCATTTAAAGCTCTTAAAGGACGTGTTGAAAGAGCAGCAACTAAAGGTTATCTCAAAGGATTAGATGGTCGTAAGATATTTCTCAGACACAAACACGCTGCTTTAAATACTTTACTACAAGGAGGAGGAGCTATCTTAATGAAACAAGGCTTAGTTATACTCGAAGATTTATTAAAACTAAATGCTATAGATTACAAGTTTGTTGCTAACATACATGACGAGTGGCAGATAGAAGTAAAAGAATCACAAGCAGAATTTGCAGGAGAACTCGCTGTTAATAGTCTTATTAAAGCAGGAGAACACTTAACCCTTCGCTGTCCTATGGATGGGGAATACAAGATAGGAGATAATTGGAGTGAAACCCACTAAAGAAAACAGAAAGAAATTTGACCTAGACTTACAGTACGGTACAGTTAGAGAAGATAAAGTAGCAGCAATGTTACAAGATAAAAAAATAGAAGTTAAATCAGAACGTGGTATGTGGATGAAGACAGGGAACATAGCTATTGAATATCAAAGCTATGGTAAACCTTCTGGTATTAAAGCTACTGAGTCAGACTATTGGTTTCACAATCTTTGTATCGGAGACAACGAGTACTGTACCCTTGTGTTTAAAACAGATGTTCTTAGGACTATTGTTGACAAACTTGATACCTTTAAAACTGTATCCGGTGGAGACCATAATGCAAGTCAAATGTATTTAGTTAATTTACAAAAGCTTTTCTCATCTGATGTAATTAAAGCATTCAAGGAGTTTGAAGATGCCAAAAAATAAAAACCTAGATACATTAGTAGATGATATTTACTCTACTATATCTACCTTAACTAAGGGTAAGGATATTAAACTAACCGACCAGGATTTAAAAGTCTTTGGTGAAGACATGGCCAGTGCTTTAAAACATTGGGCTACTCCTCGTGGTGCAGACAAAGCTAATGTTAATACATTAAGAATGTCTAACATCGGGAAGCCTTCTCGTCAGCTGTGGTATGACATGAATTCTAAAAATGTTTCTGCTAGAGAATTGGAATCTAGCACAATGATTAAATTTTTATACGGACACTTACTTGAAGTGTTAGTTTTATTCTTTGTTAAAATGTCCGGGCATAAGATTGACTCTGAACAAAAAGAAATTTCTGTTAGTGGAATCAAAGGTCACATGGATTGTAAGATTGATGGTGAAGTAGTAGATGTAAAGACAGCTTCTGGTTTTGCGTTTAAGAAATTCAGAGACGGGACACTAGCAGAGCAAGATAACTTTGGATACTTAGCACAACTTGCAGGGTATGAAGAAGCAGAGGGTACAAGCAATGGTGGATTTTTAGTTTTAAATAAAGAAACAGGAGAGTTAACTTTATTAAGACCAGAAGAGTTTGATAAGCCTAATATTAAACACCGTATTAAATCTATTAAATCTATTGTTAAGAAAAAGAAACCACCTGAGTTTTGTTATGAACCTGTAGCAGAAGGTAAAGCAGGTAACATGAAGTTAGCTAGAGGTTGTACTTGGTGTCCTTATAAATTTGAATGCCATAAAGATTCAAACAATGGTAACGGCTTAAGAGGTTTTCAATACTCAACAGGGCCGGTATACTTTACACATATAAACAAAGTTCCAAACGTACAGGAGGTACTATGAACGGTAGAAAAACAAAACAAATAAGAAGAACATCTTTAATGTTATTAATTAGTTGGATAAAAACTTTAGTATCAGAAGAAGAAGCAAAGAAACTTACTCTAGAACAAGCACATAAGTTAGTCCCTACAGATACGCACATTTATGCTAATGGTCAATTAAGACTATCTGCTTTTTCTTTAAAATGGATTAATAAAAAAATTAAAAAGTTAATTAAATATAAAAATATAAACGACATAACTGTCGAGGACTTAGTAAATGAAAACTGATTTAGAAAATGCAATAATTGAATTGGGTAAAGTATTACAAGAAGAAGGAGAAACTTTAGAGAATATAGATACAGCAACAATCAGTATGTTCGCTGTAGTGTTTCAGTGTGAAGCAGACTCCAGGGCTAACAGGAAACTACATTGAAACGAGCACCACGTAAACCAAGACCTAAGAAGACTGGAGTACCTAAAGGGTATGACAGTTTATGGGAGTATGACATTCATCAAACCATCCTACAAGATTGGAAACACCATTGGGATAAAATAGAATATGTCATACAACGTAAGTACGAGCCTGACTTTGTAAAAAAAATAGATGGTAAAACAATTCTACTAGAAGCAAAAGGCAGGTTCTGGGACCACGCTGAGTATAGTAAGTACATACATATTCGAGCAGCCTTGCCAAAAGGTTTTACTGAATTAGTATTTTTATTTCAGAAACCTTACTCTCCTATGCCCGGAGCTACCGTAAGAAAAAATGGAACAAAAAGAACTCATGCTGAGTGGGCTGAAACAAATAATTTTACATGGTACAGTGAAGATACTTTACCTGATGCTTGGAGAACTAATGAACTATAAATTTAATGAAGATAAACATATTCTAGAACTAAAAGAATACATTGATACAACCTACGGACAACACTATGCATCTGATAAATATCAAGCCACTGATGTTATTATAGACTCTGGCCACGGAGAAGGTTTTTGTATGGGTAATATTATGAAGTATGCTAAACGTTACGGAAATAAAGCAGGTAAAAACAGAAATGATTTGTTAAAAATTATACATTATACTGTTATAATGTTAGACATACACAATAAGGAGAACATGTAATGGTAGAAGACAAAGTAGGTATCAAGGAATATCTTGGTATTAAAATTAATTACAGCAACGAAAGAAATTTAGATAAGTTTAGTCTTGATACACTCAAGGATAGATACTTATGGACAAAAGTTAATGAACAAGGAGAGACAGAAGTAAATGAAACACATGCACAAGAAGCCTTCGCCAGAGCATCCGTCTTCGGAGCAACCTACAAAGGTCACACAGATTTTGAATTGGCTCAAAGACTTTATCACTACAGTTCCTCTTGTTGGTTCATGTTTAGCACTCCTATACTTAGTAACGGGGGAACAAGTCGTGGGCTTCCTATCAGCTGCTTCCTTAATTATGTACCTGACAGCCGGGATGGTTTATCTGCTCACTATAATGAAAACATTTGGTTGGCAAGTTCAGGTGGAGGTATTGGTGGATATTGGGGAGACATTAGAAGTAATGGTGTTTCTACTACTCACGGTAGTAAGTCTACTGGTTCTATCCCTTTCATGCATGTCGTAGATTCTCAGATGTTAGCCTTTAACCAGGGCACTACAAGACGAGGTAGCTATGCAGCTTACATGGACATTAGCCATCCAGAGATAGAAGAGTTTATTAACATGCGTAAAGAATCTGGTGGTGATATTAACCGTAAGAATCTTAACCTACATAACGGCATTAATATTACAAATGATTTTCTTAAAGCTGTAGAAGATGATACAGACTGGAGACTGGTTGACCCTAAATCACACGAAGCTGTTAAGGTTGTTAATGCTAGAGACCTCTGGTGGCAAATCATTAACGCTAGAGCAGAGACAGGTGAACCGTACATGATTAACATTGATACATGTAACAAAGCTTTACCTAAAGAACAGAAAGCTTTGGGATTAAATATTAAACAAAGCAACCTATGCTCAGAGATTACACTAGCAACTAATGAAGAACGTACAGCTGTTTGTTGTTTATCAAGTGTCAACTTAGAATACTTTGATGATTGGTCAGAGAACCCTATGTTCATAGAAGATTTGATAACCATGCTCGACAATGTTTTACAACATTACATTGATAACGCTGTCGATACAGATAACTTAGGAGAATACAATGCAAACTTTAAAAGGTTTCAAAAACACATCAAGCCCGGTAAAGAAGGGTTTACTAAATCTGCCTACTCTGCTTACCGAGAAAGGTCGTTGGGTCTGGGTGCAATGGGTTTCCATTCGTATCTCCAGTCACGCAGCCTTCCTTTTGAGGGTATATATGCTACGGGATTTAATCACAAAGCATTCAAATACATTAAGAAACAAGCTACCAAAGCATCTGAAAAACTTGCAGAAGAACGGGGCGAAGCTCCTGATATCAATGGCAGTGGGCGTAGGAATGCTCATCTCCTCGCTGTTGCTCCTAATGCCAGTTCTAGTATTATTTGTGGTGGGACATCTCCTTCGATTGAGCCATACCGTGCTAATGTTTATACACACAAAACTCTTTCCGGGTCTTTCCAAGTCAAGAATAGACACTTAGAAGAATTACTACGAGACAAGAAATTAAAAGTTGATGAGTTAAAAGAAGTGTGGAAAGATATTGCAGGACACGAAGGCTCAGTACAACACCTTGATATTTTAACAGATGAAGAAAAAGAAATATTTAAAACAGCTACTGAACTTGACCAAATGTGGTTAGTTGAACACGCAGCTCAACGTCAAGAGTTTATATGCCAGGCCCAGTCAGTTAATTTATTTTTTACTATTCCTACAGCAACTGAAGCACAAGAAGTTCACGATGAATACATGCAGTATGTTAATGATGTACATTGGTATGGTATGCACAAGTTAAAATCTTTGTATTATTTTAGAACAAACGCTGCTCGTAACGCAGAGAATGTAAACACTAAAGTTCAACGCATCAAGTTAGATGAAGTTGAATGCATAGCGTGTGAGGGGTAGTATGGGACAAGAAGAATTTAGCAATATATTTACACTAGAATTTAGAGGATTTACTAGCCGAATGTG